TTCATTTTGAATACGTGGAGCGCGCGTATCGCCGGTTCAAGGCGGCTCATCTGCTGATGGACTACACCGACCTGCTCGAAAGAATTGTGGAGCAGCCTGAGAGATTACCCGGGCTAGACGTTCTGATCATCGACGAGGCGCAGGACCTCTCGCGCCTACAGTGGAAACTGGTTATGGCATTGGCTGAAAAATCCGACCGCACGTACATAGCGGGAGACGACGATCAGGCCGTGTACAACTGGGCAGGAGCAGACGTTGATAGCTTCTTGAATTGCGAAGGAGAAGTCATTGTTCTTGACCAATCCTATCGAATCCCTGAGCGTGTGTTTTCTCTTGCTAATGAGATTGCCGGGCGAATCCAGAAGCGGCAGCCTAAGCTCTGGCGCCCTCGAACAGAGCAGGGTGAGATACGTTACTATAACCAGTACGCGCAGGTAGACATAAGCTCAGGACAGTGGCTGGTCATGGCGTCAACTAACTACATGCTTAATGAGCTGCACAACTGGATCAAGTCGCAAGGCTTACTGTTCGAGCGCCACGGACAACGGAGTATTGCCGACTCTATTGTCACCGCCGTGGTAGGATGGGAACGACTGCGCGCAGGTAAGTCAGTAAACTACGAGGTGGTAAAGAAGGTGTATAAGCACCTGCCTGCCTCTTCCGTGAAGCGTGGGCACAAGTCGCTCAAGGGTATTGACCCGGAGCTGCTGTACAACATGTCTGACTTGAAAGAAAAGCATGGCCTGCTCACCGATGAGATATGGCACAAGGCCCTGACCAAGATCGGCGAGGACCAACGGGATTACTTGATTGCGGTCCTAAAACGTGGAGCGAAACTCGGCTCACGGCCGCCCATACAACTGTCCACGATCCACGGAGCAAAAGGGGGCGAGGCCGACAACGTGCTACTGCTCACGGACCTTAGCCCAAAGTTTGCAAAAGAATACGCGAAGGACGCCGATGACATCAATCGCCTGCTTTATGTAGGCGTTACGCGAACCAAGCAGGCACTGCACATAGTGCTGCCAAAAGACGAAGAGAAAGGATTTAGATTTTGAATAAGACACCACCAAGGTTTCCCAGCATTAGCGAGTGGCTGCCGCCACAAAATTTCCCAGACCTGTCGAGCGCAAAAGAAATCGCCATCGACCTCGAGACATGCGATCCGAACATGGAGAAGTTCGGGCCCGGTTGGCCACGCAACGACGGGTTTATTGTTGGGTATGCTATTGCAGTGGATGGGTGGTGCGGCTACTACCCTATTGCACATGGCGGTGGCGGCAACCTCGATAAGCGGATTGTCGAATCATGGATCAAGGACATAATGCTGTTACCTTGCCCTAAGGTTATGCACAACGCAGCGTACGACCTTGGGTGGCTACTGGCCTCAGGCTTTGAGGTTAAAGGCAAGATCATCGACACGATGATTGCGGCAGGCCTCGTCGACGAGAACCGCTTCAGCTTTGCGCTTAACTCTCTCGGCTTTGACATGTTGAAAGAGGTGAAGTCAGAAGATGCCCTCAAGCAAGCGGCGGCCGACTTCGGTGTACACCCCAAGAAAGAGCTCTGGAAACTGCCCGCAATGTACGTCGGCGCGTACGGGGAACAGGATGCTGCGCTCACGCTGAAGTTATGGCATCACCTCGAGACCATGTTGCGCTCAGAAGAAGTCGAGTCGATCTTTGAGCTCGAGACCAAGATGCTGCCTATTTTGACTAACATTACCAAGAAAGGCATTCGGTTCGACAGGCCGAAGGCCGAGGAGCTCATCGAGAAGCTAAAGAAGGACGAGAAGAAACTGCTCGCGGGCATCAAAAAAGAAGCGGGTGTGCCTGTCGACATGTGGGCCGCGGCAAGTATAGCCAAGGCATTCGACGCCTTGGGAATTGACTATCCTTCGACGGTCACAGGCCAACCGAGCTTCACGAAGTCCTTCCTTGAGAGCTGCGAGCATAAGATCGCCAAGGCTATTGTTGCGGTCCGTGAGATTAACAAGACACACAATACGTTCCTACAGCCGTACCTCGACTGCAGTGAAAGCGATGGGCGCATTCACTCGCACATTAACCAGCTGCGTGGTGAAGGTGGCGGCACGGTGACCGGCCGACTGTCGATGAACCAGCCAAACCTGCAGCAGGTGCCAGCACGTCATGAGGTCATCGGGCCGATGGTACGTGGTTTGTTCTTACCTGAAGAGGGCGAGCTCTGGGCCGCTAACGACTTCAGCTCACAGGAGCCGCGCCTGCTCGTACACTACGCAAGCATGCTGAAACTGCAGGGGGCGGATGCAATGGCCGAAGCGTACAACAAAGACCCGGACACTGACTTTCACCAGATGGTGGCCGACATGGCCGGCATATCCAGAAAGCAGGAGAAGACCATTGGGCTCGGGCTGATGTACGGCATGGGCAAGGGGAAGCTTGCGGTGGAGCTGGACCTCGAGGCAGAAGAGGCCGGCGAGCTCATCCAGAACTTCCACGCGAAGGTCCCTTTTCTGAAAGGAACTATCAGTGCCGTACAAAAGAAAATTGAGTACCCGGCCAGTGGTGGTTCGATCCGTACACTGCTAGGCCGCAAGTGCCGCTTCCCGCTGTGGGAGCCTATTGAGTGGGGCATCAATAAGGCCCTGCCGTACGAAGAAGCGTACGTTAAGTATGGCGCACGTATCCGGCGGGCGATGACCTATAAAGGCCTGAACCGACTAATCCAAGGCAGTGCCGCAGACCAGACCAAGGCGGCCATGGTGGCGCTGGAGGAGGCTGGATTTAACATTCTGCTGCAAGTTCATGATGAGGTCGCGCTCAGTGTTAAGAGCCGGGAAGAAGCGGAAGCCGCTGCTGAGATCATGCGCGACGCCGTGCAGCTCGAGGTCCCCAGCAAAGTTGATGTTGAAATCGGGCCTTCATGGGGTGACGCGAGCTAGCCACGTATCATATACTGTTGTACACTTCTTATGATGCGAAAAGAAAGGAGAACCGCATGGACAAAGAAAAGCCTAAATACAGGCGACTGAAGAAGATCGAAGGCGCGAAGTACAAGCGACCTATTGCGCCGCGCGCGCGTACCAAACCATGGCTCACGGTGATTATCCGAGCCGAGCATTACGCAATGCTGCGAGAGCTTGGCCAGTATTATCGTGTGCCTATCGGCAAGATGGCGTCGTCGATGATCCTGCAGAGGTTCCTCGAGATATTAAAAGAAAGCGACCCTGAGACGGCTGCCGCGCTGGAAGAGGAGCACAGGAATGATAAAGACCTTGCCGACCTGCTTGACCTTGGACGTTGATGTTAAATACGAGACGCTGCCCGCGGAGCACGGCCTGCCAGAGCAAGTTGATATTCTTGCCGTGAACCTGACAGTGACGGGCAAGGGCGGACGCAAAAGAAAAGTGAATCTACTCGATTCGCTGAGTGAATCGGAGATAATGAGAATTGAAGACGAGACAGGAGAATGAAGTGATAGTTACCAAGATCAGACCACAGTGGTATCGCTCGAAGGTTACGATTGATAAGACCACGTATGTTTTTTTCGGCTACTCGAAAGAAGAGGTATACGGCCGGGCGATGCGTGAGGTTGAAAAGCGGGAGGTGTACAAGCGATGAGTGAGTTCATTCTTACATTCGACCACCGGGTGGCAGGCATACCCTGCCAGATCGGAGTGCTGAGCTATCAGTACTACCCACCAGTATCAGCTGACCCCCGAGCATGCCATAGTGACCTAGAGTACTACGGGTATTCAGAGGTGGACTACGTCGTGCTGGACCGCAATGGCCGACCGGCAGAGTGGCTGCAGCGCAAGGTGTCGGATGACTCTGGTATCGTCGATGAGATCAACGAGAGGATGCGATCATGATCAAGCGACTAAAGGCTCTGCTGCTGGGCCAGAAGCCACTCGACGACGAGGAAATTCTACTTATCTACATGGAAGCGGCCAAGCAGATGAAGACAGCGGACCTGTTTGCCAAGGACTTTGTCCGCCTCGTCGAAGCGAAGCACGGCATCGTCGGCAAGTACAAGGTGAAGCCCCGTGAAGGATTTTGACGAGTTCGAAGCGGCCATTGTGGCGCTCTACGACGCGCTACAGGTCGCTCTGGAGGGCGTTGCGGACGAGCGTGACATAGGGTATCCAGAAATGATGTGCGTGCTCAGCTCGATGCTGTGCACGGCTGCTGTGGACTCCGGCATGAGCCGGGCGGCCTTCATGATGACGCTGCGGCTGAATTACGACCACGCTGAGGAGGTCGCTCAGGCGCCGGATGACCCCGTTGTCCACTAGAAAAAAGTGGAGAAAAGTATAGAAAAGTGCTTGACGTGGCCTGTTGCCCGGGCTTATTATTCGCTTGTCGCTGGGGACGGTCCCAGCCAATACAGGAGACAGCAGCATGAACCAGATCAAACTCTCGAAGAAGGCCGCGAAAGCTCTTGGCGAGTCCTTCGCCATCTCGCTCCACGCATACAATCAGCCCGCGCAGCGGGGCGCGGTGATCGACAGCTTCAACAACTTCGTTGACGAGCTCGCCTATGAATGCGGCACGGTGGTCAAGAAAGCCTACTACGCCAAGCTCGACGAGCTTGAGCCCCTGCTCTCTTCCAAGCGGGCTGAATACAATTTCGTGTGATACAGGAGACAGTTATGAACCTTCACACAGAATACGGAACCATCAGCATCGCCTTCGATCCATCGAAGTATAAGTCTGCAGCTTCGGCTGCTAAGGCGTTACATAAAGCGCTGTGCAAAGTATCCAAGGACCTGTTCGGTCAGGACCCGGACATCGAGCTGTTCATCCACACCCCAGAGCAAAGCGTAGCCCATGGCTATGGCAAGAGCTGGCGTGTGTGCTGGGAGAGCGGTCCTTTCGAGTGGGCCATCCCGGCGTCCTACGAGTGCCGAGCGTCTGACTTTAGCTGGCACACCGAGCCTTACTATTCTTTCGACCTTTGTTTCTACGAAGACTAATAATACAGGAGACAGCCTAATGATTTACGTCGAAGAACTCAAAGCAAACCTGCTTGCTACTAATCCAGAACTTTACGAGGCCTACAAAATTGTAGGATTCACCTCTAGCAAGGATTCTCTTAAGAAGATGGTCAAGGCCCTGAGCATGTGCCCATGGCTCAACACGGCCGAGGAAAAGGCCCGGTTGGAGGCCGCAAAATTAGTGCTTAAAAGTATAAAAAAGTAGTTGCGGGTGGTCTCGCATTATGAGACCATCTTTTTGTCGGATTGGCCGACACCATACAGGAGACAGCAATATGGCATACGCCCCCTCTTCAGTTTACCCCATCCTCGACGGTGGCTGTTTCACCGAGTGCGACTGCGGCAAGTTCTTCGAGTACGACACGCACGGCGAAGGCCTCGTGTTGCATCCTGATCTGGCCACTGGCCGGAACACCGAATACCCGCACCGAGTGTGGGTGTCAGAAAGACCCATCAACGATTCTGGCTGGCGCTACGCGCTGGTCAAGAAGACTGTGGCCTACATCGTTGTCGATGAAGACGACAGCGGCCGTGCCGTGATCGAAAAGTGGTCCATCAAGGGCCACCGTTTTTACAACGGGGAGGCAGCGTAATGAAGGGCTTCCTCGCTGCGGTCGCCATTGCGGCGGCCATAGGTTTTGCTGGCGGCGCTGATCTTGAAGAAGAACAGCGCCATGTGTCCCAATATTGTGAGTTCGTGGCCGACGGAACATGGCCCGCTTACGATCCATCAATTCATTGTTCGGAGGAAAAATGAAAATCGAAAAGAACATCCCAGTGCCTGAGTCTACCCGGGCACGAAAGTACCCCTTTCTCGACATGGAGGTGGGCGACAGTGTCTACTTCGAGGGCGAGAAGATTAACGGCCGCGCCTACCGCGCTGCTATGACCACGGGCCGACGTTGGGATCAGAAGTTCGTCGCGCGAAGAGAAAACGAAGGTATTAGAATTTGGAGGGCAGAGTAATGTCGCATGAAGAAATAGAAGATCAGATTGCCTCTCACGAGGCTGAGATGGTAAAGATGGCTGAAGAGCACTTCGAGCTGATGAAGCTTGTCGACAAGGTCAAGATACTATCGGCTCTTGGTAATGCTCTCGAGGACCTCGACAAGACAGTTGATGATCTCGTCGAGATTAACTACGAGGCTCGCGTCTCGGCTTTTAAAATGGGTAGGGGGAAATCATGATAACAGCTCACATGGGCAGCGGTGCTCCTGCACCTGCAGCAGAAGAAGGTAAGAGTGCTCTTGATCGACAGACCGGTGGCACGCACTACAAGGACATGGCTATCCAGCCTGCTGAGTATGCAGAAAAAAATGGCCTGTCGCTGCTGGAAGGTAATGTAGTCAAGTACATTACTAGGTGGAAGTTGAAGGGGCAGCCGCTGGCTGATTTAGAAAAGGCCAAGCACTGCATTGACCTGCTGATTGAGATACACAACGTCAAATGAAAAAGAAAACAAGCAATTTACGCCGCGAAGATAGAGAGGCGTTGCAAGAACAAGTCGCACGTGATGTCGAAGAATATTTAGCGAGGGGAGGCAAGATAACCCAGTGCCCCCCACGCGCATACAGCA